CTTGGGACGGTATGTTAGTAATAGGATCATCAGAGTTCTATGGTATTAATCCATCAGACATTTATAAAACATATATAGGCACAAATAAAATAATTGTTGATGATGGAGAAGGATTAGTTTATCAGCCTGAAGAGTTAAATGTATATTCAGAAGTAGAGTGGTCAACCAACGTATCTACACCAGTATAATCTGCTATACTTGTGGTTATGGAATCTTTAATTAATCCAAAAACTGGTAAACCTTATGTCAAAAATGTACGTCGTCAGGTAATAGATAAGCATTATGATTGGGGTCTTTACGTATATAAGACATCTAGTGGTAAATGGTTTACAGACGAAGAAGGCTCAGTTTTAAATATACCGTCTAACCGTGGAGATCTTACAAAAATTGCAGAGTTAAAAAAGGCTGCAATTTACTACGGAGATGATGGACTTGGCAAGGCTGTATTTGTTCCAGGGTTAACTCAGGTTAGTGAAGAAGAATATTCAGAACAAAAAGCAAGATTGAAAGAAGGGTTAATTCCTTCAATGAATGATTTAGGTGCTTGGCATGCAGCACAACAAACATTAGAAAAGCATGGAAGAGGGGCTATAGATGAGTGACGAAGAATATATTCGTGCAAGTATTAACACACAAGAAAAAGAAGATAGCATTTTTAAATCACACGATCCATTTAATAAAAGTTGGGACGTTTTAAAAGATTACGTTGGGCTTGATCAAAACTTTCGTCGCAGAACAACTCGTAACCTAACAAAATATGCTGCTCCTGAATTTAATGAAAGATATTTAGATGCAGCAAACGCAATCCCATCTGGAACAAATGCGGGATCAAAACAAATTAATCCTGGCACGGTATATAGAAATGGCTATGGACTATTTGACGTAATTACCCCTCCATATAACATGTATGAACTAGCCAACTTCTATGACACATCATTTGCCAACCATGCTGCTATTGATGCTAAGGTAGAAAATGTTGTAGGTCTTGGATATCGTTTTGATATTTCAGATAGAACGTTATTGAGGTTTGAAATGAATGATGACGCAGAAGCGGTAGACCGTGCTCGTAATCGTATTGAAAGAGCCAAGATTCAATTACGTGACTGGCTAGAAAATTTAAATGATGATGATAGTTTTACAAAAACAATGGAGAAAGTTTATACAGATCTTCAAGCAACGGGTAATGGATTTATTGAAGTAGGCAGAACAACTGCTGGAGAGATTGGCTATATTGGACATATTCCAGCAACCACTGTCCGTATACGACGTTTGCGTGATGGATTTGTGCAGATTATTGGTCAAAAGGTAGTTTACTTTAGAAATTTTGGAGCGAAAAATGCAAACCCTATGGGTACAGACCCACGCCCTAACGAAATTATTCATTTAAAAGAATACTCACCTTTGAACACATTTTATGGTATTCCAGACATTATGGCAGCAATGCCATCTCTTATTGGGGATCAACTTGCTTCTCAATATAATATTGACTACTTTGAAAATAAGGCTGTTCCAAGATATGTTGTGACCCTAAAGGGTGCAAAACTATCAGGGGATGCTGAAGACAAGATGTTTAGATTTTTACAAACTGGTCTTAAGGCTCAATCACACAGAACCCTTTACATCCCACTTCCTGGAGATACAGAAGGTAATAAGGTTGAGTTTAAGATGGAACCAATTGAAAACGGCATACAGGACGGCTCTTTTAAAGAATATCGTAAACAAAACCGTGATGACATTTTAATTGCTCATCAAGTTCCTATCTCAAAACTGGGTGGTGCAGATTCTGCAGGTATTGCAGCAGCATTATCTCAAGATCGTACATTTAAAGAACAAGTATCTCGTCCAGCACAAAGACATTTAGAAAAAATTGTCAATAAGATTATCAAAGAAAAGACAGATATTCTTGAACTTAAATTCAATGAATTAACATTAACTGATGAAATTGCACAATCTCAGATTCTTGAAAGATATGTAAAAACTCAGGTCATGACTCCAAATGAGGCTCGTGAGAAATTAGACCTGCCACTAAGATCAGATGGAGACGAACCATTTATAATGTCACCAAGACAGGCAACTGATGCTAGAGCAAATTTGGCAGGAAATCGGAGAAGAGATTCAGAAAGAACAAATAACAATTCTGACTCATCAACTACAATATCTGGACGAAATGCACAGGGCGAAGGTAGATCATCTCAATAATTGAGATATTGCGTTAAAGCGGTGATATAATTATAACGTTATGTTAACAAACAAGGCTCATTGGGAAACTAAAGGCAGCAATGTTCGCCTTTCAATGCCCATCGGAAAAATAGACGTTGAACGCCGTATGGTGTCTGGCTTTGCTACGCTTGATAATGTTGACCGTCAAGGTGACATTGTTACAACAGAATCTAGTGTAGAGGCTTTTAAGAATTTCCGTGGTAATCTTCGTGAAATGCATCAACCAAGTGCTGTAGGAAAAATTCTTTCTTTTAAAGAAGATAAGTACTTTGATCCTAACGATAAGAAGTTTTATAGCGGAGTTTATGTATCTGCTTATGTTTCTAAAGGCGCACAAGATGCTTGGGAAAAAGTATTAGATGGAACATATACTGGTTTTTCAATTGGCGGGAACATTAAAACTTGGGATGATGCCTATGATGAAAAAATTGATAAAACAATTCGTGTAATTAAAACTTATGAATTACATGAACTTTCACTTGTAGATAATCCAGCAAATCAGTTTGCAAACATACTATCTATTGAAAAGGTAAATGGTCAAAATGTTGTTGACGGTTATCTGTCAAAAACAGAAATTGAAAACGTATTTTGGGATTCAGAAAACGGCATTGTTATGGTTTCAGACTCTGATTCAGCAACAAGTCCAGTAACTGGAAACAAAATGCAAAATATTGGTTTTATAGAAAAGAATGATAAAGATAATGCAGAAATAATAAAATTCTTAGTTGATAGTGCTAAAGGCATTAATACAATTAAGATTACTAAGGAGGTAAATCCAATGACAGAATCAACAGAAGCAGTTGTACAAACTGCAGTTGAAAATGCACAGGTTGCTCCAGAGGCACAGCCAGCAGAGGTAAATGCAGAAGCAGCAGTAGTTGCAGAAGCAGAAAAAGTTGTTGCAGAAGCAACAGAAACCACTGCAGTCGCTGAAGAAGCATCAGCAGTTGAAGAACTTGCTCTTGCTAAATCAGATGATGGTAGTGCAGATTCTTCTGTTGCAAAAGCAGCAGTTGAAGTAGAGAATGCAGTGGAAAAATCTATTGCAGATGTTAAAGAAGAAGTTGCTAAAGCAGTTTCAGAAATTAATACTTCTCTTACTAATGCCTTTGGCGATCTTGCTGCAACTATCAAATCTCTTAATGAGAAGGTAACAGCAGTAACAAAATCTCTTGATGCAGTAACAGCAGATGTTAATGGTATTAAGAGCAACTTTAACGAGTTTGGCAAGCGAGTAGATCTTGTAGAGCAAGATACCGCTTTCCGCAAGTCTGGCGATCTAGGCGAGATCGTGCAGGAATCACCACAAGTGATTCACAAATCCCTATGGGGCGGTCGTTTCCTCACAAATGCCGACCTATTTAACTAAGGTAAAAATCACTAGGAGGTGAAAAATAATGTCGGAAGAAAACACAAATCTGGAAAAAAACTATCCAGGTGCTAGTGCAGGCGCTGAGATCAACTCAGAAGGCTCATTTGTATCTGGTGGTGTAGGTGGTGCAACAGGTTTAAACGCTGCAGGATCATCTGTAGGTTCACAACTTGGTAACACTGCTACTGCAGGTTTCGGTGTAACAACTGGAGACAACGCAGTAAATCCAACTGGTAACGCAGGAGGTATTCTACGTCCTGAACAAGCACAACGTTTCATTGACTACGTGTGGGATGCAACTGTCCTCGCTAAAGATGGCCGTCGTGTCACCATGAGAGCAAACACCATGGAAATTGAAAAAGTCAACGTCGGAGAGCGTGTACTTCGTGCAGCAAACCAAGGCTCACCAAACTACACAAACACTGGCGCAAGATTTACAAAAGTTGAACTAACAACAAAAAAGATTCGTCTTGATTGGGAAGTAACAACTGAAGCACTTGAAGACAATATTGAAGGCGCAGCATTGGAAGATCGTCTAGTACGATTAATGACCAACGCATTCGGTAACGATATTGAGGATCTTGCTATTAACGGTGATGGAACAACAGGAGACTTCTTGTCCATCATGTCTGGTTTCGTAAAGCAAACTCGTGGAACAGTAGGAAATGCTGCTCACGAATTTGCTGCAACAGTATCAGACAACAATTTCACAACATCAGTAATGCAAGGTTTGCTATTAGCAATGCCTCGTAAATACCGTGCACTTAAGGCAAATCTTAAGTTCTATGCAGGTACTGATGCTTTTGCTGGTATTGTTCGTAACAACGGTACATTAGCAGATGCTATTTCAGCAGCGTTCTCTGATCGCACTGGTAGCACTCAAGCAATGCGCCAAGATTACATGGATGGTGTTGCACAAACAGTTGGCAACGCTGCACGTACAACCCGTGTACTAGGTGTAGATGTATTAGAAGTTCCTTACTACCCAGCAGGATATGTTGATTTAACATTCCCTGCTAACCGTGTATGGGGTTTCCAAAGAGACATCACTGTAAACCGTGAATACAAACCAAAGAAAGACACAATTGAATACACAGTATTCGTACGATTTGGTCTTGCTTGGGAAGAACTAGATGCAGTCGCATATGTTGACGCAGATAGTGCTGATTCCTAAAATATAATCATCACGTACTAGGGAGGACGGCATAATAACCGTCCTCCTTATTGTCATTCTGATGGTATAATTACAAGTGAACATGGGAGAAAAAATGAATCTAACAATAGATGAATTAAAAGATAAAACAGTAATGGCACTAAAAGCATACGCAAAGAAAAATAACATAGAGTTGTTTGAAGCAAACACAAAACTTGAAATTTTAGAAATTTTGGCTAGTTGGATTCCGCCAGAAAAAACAGAAGAAATTGTAAAAAAGGCAAGCAAAGATACAATTCTAGACAACAAAGTAGCACTATATTCACAAAGAAATATTCACATGGCAAATCTGGGGGCACTAACGGTGGGGTATAACATAGTTTCAAAGGAGGCATCGGAAAAGTGGCTCACTCACAGGCTAGTGCGTATAGCACCACCTGAAGAAGTAGCATCTTATTACGCTAAAGCATAATGTCAACAACTCTTCGCCTACCACCATACCCAATAACTGTTAAATATACAGTTCCAGATGCTGACGCTAAATACGTCATAGTGATTGAAGACGTTGCAGAACAGTCAGAAGTTGTTGCTTACAGAACATCAAACGCTAACAAAGAAGTTACTTATGTCTTAGATGATGATTTTATTAAATATGACAAGTCATACGTTTTAACAATTCATGAAGACTTAGAAGAAAGTGGTATTGTTTTAGCAGATCGTGGAGACATTGTCGTTGAAGATAATTTAGAAGTAAAACGTCCATACGTAGATCCTACACTTTTAGCAGCAGCAAACAATCAAACATCTGCAACAGAAATTGCTAAATATACAGAGTATGAAAATTTAGCAAGAGCAATCATTGATTCAATAACTGGTGGGTTTTATTATGAACGTCAATTTTTTGAAATTGTTGGACAAGAAGTAGATTATATTCCCCTTTGGAAAAGGGTACATAAAATATTAAAGGTATATGAAAATACTGTGTTGGTATATGACGTATATGATGAAGATGGACCAGCACTAACAGATTATACATATGTAATTACTAAAGATAAGACTGCTCTTACAAAAGATCCAGTTCAAGCAGAGGGCGCTATAAATAGAGCAGAAAGACGTCCAGCAAGAATTCCAATTGGATCATCAGATTCTTTTTCCCTTTTTGATACAGAAGATAGCGGAAATACTATGACTGTAACTCCTGGAGTTGCGTTTCCAACAGGAATAGATCTTATATTATTATTAGAAACAGGGTATAAAGTAGTGCCTATTGATATTCAAGATGCTACAAAGTTATTAGTAGAAGACATCAGATGTGGCAAGTTAGATTATTACAAGAGATATATTAGCAACTACAGCACTGATCAATTTAAAATTCAATATGACAAGAGAATGATTGAGGGTACTGGAAATATTATTGTAGACAAGATTTTGTCTAAATATGTTAATAATATTGTTCGTCCTGGAGTGTTGTAATGGAAGTATGTGAAGCAACAGACTTTCTGTATCCAATGAAGGCTGATATTTACTTTCCCATTCTTGCACAAGGAAGTTATGGTCAACCTACAAAAGACTGGGTATACGATAGAACAATTACTTGTAACGCTACCTCCGTAGGTGGGTTAGGCTCAGAAGATATTAAGCCAGATAGTTTTTTAAAATATGAAAACAAACTTATTGCAAGAACAAAAGAAGATCCAAGACTTTCTTCAAAGAATGCAAATAATGCGACTACAAACATACTTATAACTAATATCAGAGACACATCCGATAGTATTATTTACAAAGAAACAGCGGGAGCAAGATCAGGCAAAGGAACAATATACGAAGTCGCAACAGTTGAACCTTTTACTGATCCATTTGGATATACAGAATATTATAAAATGTTATGGCGCAGGGCTGAAAACCAGACTGTAGGTGACTAGTGATAGCAAGAACAAACATCACATCCTTTACTAAACAAATGAATAATATTGTTAATTATTCCCTTGGATTTTTAGAAGGTGTTAACCGTGGTAAAAAAATATTTTTTGGTAAATTAGGAGCAGGTACTATTCAAGCACTAGCGCAATATGTTGATGTACAAGCCAGGGCAAATCCAAGAGCACTACATCATGTTTATGAATGGAATCAAACTGGCAGTCCAAATGCAAGACTATTTAATTTAGGTTATACCGTTAGCAATCTAGGGCTTTCCGTAAACTCTACATTTAGACAATCAAAAAGTGTTTCTGAAAATATGACTACACCATTTTATAATAAAGCAAAAATTATGGAAGAAGGTATTCCAGTAATAATTACTCCAACAAAATCTAAAGTATTAAAGTTTAACGGACCCAATGGAGAGGTTTTTACGAGCAAACCAATTAAAGTTGAAAGTCCAGGAGGAGATTTTGTGGTTGGCGGTTTTGAATCTGTGTTTGATGAGTTTATGACTAGGTACTTTAAACAATCTTTTTTAAAAGCCTCTGGAGTTTACGATTACATTAAAAAACCAACACTGTATAAGAAAAACTTTAAGGCTGGCTCAAAAGCAGGTAAAGGTAAGGGAATTGACACTGGCTTTAAATGGATAACTAATGCAACAATTGGAGTAGAATAATACTATGGCTATACTAACTGACACAGGATTTCCACCAACATTTTTAAATAGATATGTTTTATCTGAATTGGCTCATTACGAACTTATAGCAGATTCAGATCTAGTAAACCCAAGTCCTATGATCCCAGCACAGTTTCCAACTAACATTGAAGACCTATATAATGACAGTATTCAAATTAGACAGACAGAAAACCCTATTTTAATTGTTTATGATAGATTAATAAGATTTAGGCCTACCCCACTTTATTTACACAAAAGAGAACAATTAATATACTTTATTTATTCTACAGATGTTGGCAAGTTGATAGACTCTGTTCGTGTTATATCAAACGCTCTTGATCGTGAAGACTCATCAGCAGAAGACGTAAATACCTATAACATCAATAACCCTATCTTAGACTCTGATGCAGAAGTATCTGTTCCTTTTAATATTATGTTTCACAGTACAAGGGTATATCAGGCAGATGAAAGCAGAGACGTTGCAGAATTGGCCTCAGCCAGAACTCTTTTTGTAAACAAGTTGATTATTGAGTACGATTATCACGTTTCGGTTGATTCAGACTCTAGATATACATAAAAAGCGGTATAATTGCTTTTAGAGGAAACACGCCATACAACTTAATAGAATACTTTATGAAAGAGGTGAATAAATATGCCATATAGCCGTGGTACGTCAAATAACATTATCGTAGGTGCAGCAGCATTCTTCATTAATGACAATACTTTGACTCCATCAACTTTAGCGTCACTAGCAGTGATTGACTCAAGTGAGTCTTACAAAGAAACACTTTCAGCAGCCGCTACTTATACTAACGTTGGTTACACAATGAACGGTTTAGAACTACAGTTCCAACCAGATTTTGGTGAAGTCCAGGTAGATCAAGTTCTTGACGTTGCAAGACTATACAAGCAAGGTATGCAGGTTAATCTTGCTACCGCTTTTGCCGAAGCAACCCTAGAAAACTTGCTTGTAGCACTAGCATATGATGATGCCAAACTTACAGGAAACAAAGCAGCATCTACAGGTCAAACACTTAACCTGAGTGCAGGAGATATTGGAGACGTTCCAGTAGAACGAGGAATCGTTGCTGTTGGTCCAGGATCTGGTGATCCACTAACATTTGCGGACAAAGAACGAATCTACGCAGCATATCGTGCTCTATCAATTGAGAACGTAACTGTGTCAGCAAAGCGTGATGAACCATCAATGTTTGAAGTTTCATTCCGTCTTCTTCCTGAAGA